TAGATATCAATCTAATGGATATTAAACCAACAAAGAACGAAGAACACTCAAATAAAATTATGCTTACCGATAAACTAGGCATAGTAATGAAGTATCCAAGTTTTGATGTTATCAGTAAATTGAATATTCAGTCTGAGAGTGATTTATTACAATTAATTGTTGCTTGTATTGATTATATTTTTGACGAAGAAAAAATATATTATGCAAAAGATTCAACTGAACAAGAGTTAACAGATTTTATCGAAACTATGCAACAATCAGATGTAGCTAAAATTCAAAAATTCTTTGAAACTATGCCAAAAATTTCTAAAGATGTAGAATTCAAATGCAAGAAATGTGGTTACGAAGAAAAAACTACGATTGAAGGCATCCAAAATTTTTTCGGGTAATTCTAAATTATGAGTCCCTTGGTAACTACTATCAAACTAACTTTGCACTTATGCAACATCACAAATATAGTTTGACAGAATTGGATATGATGATGCCTTGGGAAAGAGATATTTACATTTCATTGTTGGTTAAATATCTAGAAGTAGAAAATGAAAAACTTAAAGCTCAACAGAGAGTAAAACACTAATGAGTAGACTAGCAGACATATACAAATCAGAAAAGAGAAGTGGTGGTGGATTAGGTTCCACTTTAGGTAAAGCCGCACTTGAAAAAATCGATCCAAGACAGATGTTCAATCAAAAAGGATTGATGGCTGCAATGTTGCCGTCTTTATTTAAAGCGTATAGTGCGACACCAAAATCAAACACCATGTCTTCCAAATTAACTGCGCCTAGTTTAGATACTGGTGCTTTAGAATCACAATTAGTAGATATTGCTGTTAATACAAGGTTGACTGCAAAAAATACAATGGTGTTGCCAATGATGGCAAGAGATGCAAATATAACCAAATTGAATATTATGAAATTGGTTAAGTTGCAAGGTGGCAAAGCGACAAAAAGTTCTGATATGTTTTGGAAAAATTCTGCAGCTAGAGAAAAAGAATATGAGTCAAAGTTTTCAAAAGAAAAAGCAAAAACACCAACACCAAGTTCTTCTGGTGGTTCTCCTGCGGCCGCAGGTGGAGCTGGTGGATTAAAAGGGATTGGTTTAGATTTTCTTTCTACATTAATGGGTGGTATAGGAAAAGGAATAAGTATTGCGGCTATTGGTGCTGGCATTGGTGGATTCTTTGCAGGTATAGCCGCTGGTGGTGCCGCAGTACAAGCATTGGGTGGTTCCAAAGGTGTCAAAGATATGTTAGTTGATTTAGCTGAAGGATTAGGAGCATTTAGTGGGACATCTCTTTTAGCATTTGGCGCATTATTAGGTGCAGGTATGTTATTCGGTCCATCAGGTTCTAATCCTGTGTCTGGATTAGGAAAAGGACTTAATATGTCAATTGGTATCGCATCAGTTGGTTTAGGTCTTGGTGGATTTTTAGCCGGTCTTGCACTCGGTGGAGCTGCAATAGAATCTATGGGTGGAAGCACTGGTGTTAGAGATATGATGGTTAATCTCGCAGAAGGTCTTAATGCATTTAATCCAAATAGTATGGTAGCTTTTGCTTCATTACTTGGTGCTGGGGCATTATTTGGTGTTGTTACAGGAGTATCCGCACCTGCTGGTCTTGCTATGATGGGCGGAACTATGTTGGGCATGACCGCTATCGGTTTGGGTCTAGGTGGATTCCTTGCGGGTCTTGCTTTAGGCGGTAAAGGAATCGAAATGCTTGGTGGTGGCAAAGGCGTAAAAGATATGATGGTGAACCTTGCAGAAGGTCTCAATGCATTTAGTGTACTTGATGCTAGTAATTTAGCAAAATTAGCTCTTGCAATTCCAGCGTTTGGTGTTGGTATGTTAGCATTTTTTGGCTTAGAGGGTATTGCAGGTATAGTTAAATCATTTGCAGATGGTATGAAAGGTGTAATGGATTGGGTTTTTGGAAATGAAAAAACTGGAAAAACACCAATGCAACAATTGGCAGAAGATTTAAAATTGTTTCAAAATATTAATGGTGATAACTTATCAAAAGTTGGCCAAGGTTTTAAAGACTTAGCATCTGGTTTATTAGGGTTTGCAAAAGTGACAGATGAAGATTTAGCAAGAGCTAAAAAAGCAGTTGAAGCTGGTGCAGTATTAACAAAGAATGTTCCACCAACAACTACTGCGCCACCTGCACCACCATCAGCGCCAAGTACATCATCAACATCACCATCAACTGATATGAGTGCATATAGGTCAAGAGCAGGAGTTGGTAGAGATGATTCTAGTTCATCTACTGCCTCAACATCAAGTTCAACATCATCAAGCTCAACATCACCAACAAAAGTTTCTTCTGGACCAACTAATACAGGACCAGATGGTAAATTTAAATCACAGAAAGATTTTCTACAAGAAATGTATCCATTAGCTGTTGAAGCTGCAAAACAGTTAGGTGGAATTGATCCAAATGCATTACTAACACAATGGGGATTTGAAAGTGCTTGGGGCTCTAAAGTTAGTGGTAAATATAATTATTTTGGAATTAAAGCTGACGATAGTTGGCATGGCGATAAAGCTGATGTAATGACACATGAGTATATAAATGGCAAAAAAGTACAAATGATGCAGCCATTTAGGTCTTACAATAGTCCAAAAGAAGCAGTTGATGATTATGTTAATTTCTTAAAGGGAAATAAAAGATATGCAAAAGCTGGAGTGTTCCAAACAAAAACTTCCGGTGAATATTTTTCCGCTTTACAGAAAGCTGGATACGCTACCGACCCAAACTATGCTAAAAATTTAACAAGTGCAACAGAAGGTACAGCTAGAAAAACTGCATCATTACAAGCACCATCGGCATCAACTGGAACAACATTAGCATCCGCATCAACAACAATGTCAGACCAAAGAATGGCTGCAATGAAACCTTCTGGTGGAAATACAACTATTAATGCACCAACAACAAATACAGTTGCATCTGCATCTTCTGGCGGTAATAATGTAAATCCATACAATACAGATATGGCAAAGTATTTGTTAGGTACAATCGCATAATAAAAAACCCCGCACTAGGCGGGGTTTGCACTTGCATGGGATTTCTTACTCAGCGAGAGACTTGAAATAATCCAAATCTTCGTCATCATGTTCAACAATCTTTTTATCGATTACTGAAACATCTTCATCATCAAATTTCTTAAAGACAGCATCTTCTGCTTTAGTCTTTACAGAAGAACCACCATCAAAGCCTAAAACTTTATCAAGTTTTGCCTTCAATACTTCATATGATTTGAAGTTAGATGGTTCGGTGAATTCTTTGAGAGAATATTCTTTCTTCCAAAGTTCTTCAAGTTTCTCATCATCACCATCTAACAATGCAGACTTATCAGCGAATTCTGATTTGTCATAGTTACGATAGCCTTCAACATTACGAATCTTCAACTTGAAGTTAGCACCTTCCCACATATCGAATGGGTTGATTGGTGTTTCATCAGCGAATTCTGGATTCATCGCCTCTGTAATCTTATCAAAGATTTTCTTACCAAACTTAAACAGTTTGATTTGACCTTCGTTTGATGGATTACTTGGGTCTGATACGACCAGAATGTTAGCAATATAATGCAAACGGCGTTTTTGTTTCCGTGCAATATCTTTGTTTGCTTCGATGCCAGAATTCCATAATGTAGTGTTGTACTCTGATACTGGATCTTTTTGTCCAAGAGTTGTCAGAGAGTTTTCAATATACCAACCGCCTGGACCTTGAAATCCATGGTCGAATCTACGAACCCAAGGTAGTGCATCATCACCGTCTACCGCAGGTGCGGGAAGAAAGCGAATAACTGCCATGCCATTGCCTGCTTTATCAACAGTAGGTTGCCAGAGTCGGGTATCGTCTTTTGACCCAGCTTCTTTAGAAGTGGGAGATGTGGTGTCTTCAATTGCTTTGGTTAGTTTATCCAAATCATTGCGACTTCTTTTGAGGTTTGCGAATGAACTCATATATTATTTCCTTGTATAAAAATGTATGTTATTGTATAGCGTCTTATTCACAGTATCATTATATCACAGTATTTAGTTGCTTTGCAAGCACACTATCTAATGTTTGCAGAGTTTCACCGATTTCTTTGTGAAGTATACCGATGCCTCCTGCCTTGTTGAAAGAATCAATTACATCTTCTGTATCATCAATTAAGATGGTATTAGGAGTTGCATATGATGCTTTCAAACCTCTTCCAGGAACTACATTTCGTTTGTATGTGAGTCCCTGTTTCTTTAACCAAATATCTTTCTGTTCGGCAACCAAGTCGTGGTACTTTTTGCCACCAGATGAGGTTAGTATTTCAATTGGTAATTCTGTTCGTCTTACATATCTCAACAATTCAATCGCACCTGGAAAGATATCTAAGGTTTCAAATTGTTTAGTCATAATAAAGTCAGTCCAGTTTTCAGACCAACTTTTTTTGTCTCTGCTTGAATTTGGTTCTTCATTGTACAATTCGATATATCGTTTTTCAAAATTGCACAGAACACCATCCATGTCAAGGTAAATCATATCAATCATTTAATTAGGCCATTGTTTAGTAGG